ATGAATGTCATCGACGCTGACCATCTTTTCCTGACCTACGAACAACCACTTTTACATCACGTGAATAGCCCAGAAGAGGGATACGCGTTCGGTGTCTACAGTTTTGCTGATAACCCCGAACAACACACACCATCCGGACACGTGAACATGAGTCGCATCTTTCACAAACGTATGACGATCACCATTGAACCATCCACGGACGACGTACTCGTCAAGGTCTACGCCATCAATTATAACATTCTACACATCCAGAGCGGTCTCGCAGGTTTAAAATTTTAAAGGGGTATAGTAGTAATGGCTGGTCGGATTCAGCTTACAACGAAGGGTGTCCAGGACATATACTTCACGGAAGAACCAGACTATTCACACTTCGTGCAGTTATTCAAAAAACATACGAATTATACGACACAGTTTGTAAAGCTGGATGTTGACGGTGATCCAGAATTCGGAAAGACTGTTCGTCTCACCATTCCCAAAGATCAAGGTGATCTGATCAAGACGATTAGTTTGGACGTCGAACTAAATCCCATAGCCGAAGCCGAAATCACTCGCACTGGCTACATCGAATCGATCGGTCATGCCATGATTGAATACGTCGACATGTACATCGGGGATGAAAAAATCCAACACATCCCGAGTGATTATCTACAGATATACTCCGAACATAACTATACACAGACCAAGCAGAAAGCCCTCGAAAAATTGATTGGAAAATACCCTGATCGTACGTCGAATGTACCAGTCGCGAGTGGTGTCATCTTGGGACATCTTGGACCTGCCACGACATCTCGTAAACTGTTCATCGACATACCCTTTTACTTTTACCAGAAACCAGAACTTGCCATCCCACTCTGTGCCATGTGCTACCAAGAAGTCACCATCGAGATTAAGTTTAGGGAAATTGAAGACTGTGTCGTCAAGACGGACCCACCTGTCGACGACACTGTTCAAACAGTTACCCTGGACTACGAAGTTGAGTCGAGTGAAGTACTTACGTCCAATATCATGGTTGTATCGAATGATGGATTATCCTTCGCTTCTAACGTCAATAACAGCATCGAAATTACAGGACAGACGACCTTCGTTGGTGACGGTATCGTATCACCCGCATTGAATGTCATCGTGAACTCGTCGGGTATTTACCGTTACGAAGATGATCAGTGGGTACAGAGGTCAACTGATAGTGTATCAGGTGATGTCCATTTTTCGGATGACGGCAACGTCGTTGCTCAAATAGGCTACGGTCTATGGGAATGGAATGGAACTGGCTACGATTTTAGGAGTATCAGTAACCTGGCTGCGATTTCACGGAGTGGTAATGTTTACGCTATAGAAAATGACTCTTTTATTGAAGTAATAGATAGAAGTACAAATATTCGGGTGGGTGATTTCATATTGAAAGATCAGACAGGTGAAACTTACAGAATACTACTTTCTTATGACGGGTCAAAACTTTTCATAGCCAGAGTCGACACAATCTTCGTGTATGTATATATAGATGCATGGTTGAGGTTTGGTCAGAATATAATCCTATATGAACTGGATCAGATATCCATTACTAAAAGTGGAACATCTTTCTTCGTATATAACGCCAGTGAACCATACAACATCACCCTTACGGGTGTGGGTATATTATACAATTATAACACACTCACGACACAATGGAGTGAGGTATACAGGTACCAAGGTAGTGATGGTATATATTCAGGTGTAGATGACACGAATACTATACTTACAATCAAAAAGGCACCCAACGAAACCGACTACATCAAACTTCAACAGATTACACGATCAGTGGAAAATTATGACGACATCGTTATTAAAGGTGTAGAAGATATAGTAGATACTGGATCTAATGTATATGGTGCGGGCTATCAGGCATTGGGACTCGATACACGAGAAGTGGAACTTTTAAATGAAGATACGAGATATAGAACGAACATTACAAATTTCATAGCTGGACCGATTTCCGATATTTACATTTCTGATAACGGACTCACTAAAGCGACTGTGATACGAACGTTCGCTCGCATTTATTCGCGAATATCACCCGTATTCTCATTCAACGAATATAGAGAATCAACGACCAATAATTTCTTCTCTATTGGGAGTGGTATTATAGACAAGATTGTTATTTCTACCCCAGGTAGATTTGTGTCTATTATTGATAGGGTCAATAGCAAGATATTTATATATGAATTGTATGGTTTGTACAAATACAGAAACATATTTTATATTGACGACACAACTCCGAACATTAACAGCTTTATAGTGGGTAAGGATATTCAGATATCCAACGATGAAACAACCATGACTGTTTATGATGACACGATTCGGATATATTCGATTACGGGTCTATTTATCAGAACCATAGAAGAAAACACCTTCCCATTTCCCATATATGCAGTATCACACGATTTGAACCGATTTATAAAATACGACGCAACAAGCGAAATAATCCGTATATTTACGGTTACCGAAAATGGTACCATTTCGAGTTTACCAATTTCAACATTGACGAATGTATTGGACTTCGCTCTATCTAAAGACGGTACAATAGCCGTATTCGTTACGTCGACATTTACCTATATATACGAATACGATGGGAGTGGTTGGAATAACAAGTCGTCATTATTTGTCGGATTGGACACATTCAAAAAATTCAACATGACTGATGATGGTAATACTTTATCATATGTATCAAGTGAATCTACACCCGATCGTACAATCATCCGTATATACACATACGAAGATTTGACGTGGAAACGTATACTCCAGGAAAACGATACGAGTACCAGTCAGACAGGTGGCATTGGTCACGTATCACCTAATGGGCACTATTTAATATCATTGTTTAATTATAACCAATCATTTCCAAATAGGTCGACACGTACCAAACAGATCATAAAACAGACCGAAACCATCATCGTCAACGTCGACCAGGAGTTTTCTAGACTGTTCCCTAACCAGATTAAAAGTTGTAAAGTCTGCCTAGAGATGGTGTTTCTTGACGAGTACGAACGGACCTTCATAAAAAAACATAAAAAGGATTACGTGATCACACAATTACAGCAGGGTACCTACACTATACCAAAGTCGATAGAGTCTCACAAGATCAGAACACAATTCGTGAATCCAGTCAAGGAATTGTATTTTGTGATCAGACGGGTCAACAATAAGGGATATGAGGACTTCGTGTCACCCTTTGACTACGACAACGACAAGATCACGAGTGAGAACAAACTCATCTTCTACGAAAATCTGAAAAGTTTGGAGTTGTCGCTCAACGATACACCAATTCTTGATAAGGATACGGGTAACTTTGTATTTCTCAAGTCTATTCAGCCCGCAATCCATCATTCCAAAACACCACTCATACGAAGATTCTACAGTTACAGTTTCGCATGTGAACCTGAGCAGGCACAACCGACGGGACAGGTGAACTTTAGCCTCATCAATAATCAATTGATCACGGCCAATGTCACCGAAAATACAACCTATGACCGAACACTTCACGTCTACGCCTTAAGTTATAACATACTTAGATTGGATAAAGGTATGATGCGAATGATATTTAATACGTAATGGAACAACAATACATTACGTCAATGATTGATATAATGACACCCGTCATCGAACGAAGTATGCTCATCGCATGTGAATACTGTAAAGCAACAGGTCGTGACACCGTCACGGCAGAAGATGTTGAATATGCCACAAAGTATTGTGCTATGAATACTGTGGGTGATCACATCGGTTCATTTTTTCCAGAGATATACGACAACCAGGAGGAGGATGACGATGACTCTTTGGAAGAAGTGAATGACGATGAGTGTCCACCGTTTATCAGGTACTCAGGAGATGATTCTAGATTTATTAAAGTTAACGAAGCCTATGATCATTGGAATGATTGGATCCCTCAAAGCCCGGCAGAAGAGATGTTAAAAAATGCTGTTAATAGTAATGGACCCAGAGGGATGGACGAGCAATGAATTTAAAATCATCGATGAAGATTCAAGTTCCGATTCAGACTCAGACTGTGATACAGAAGAAAATTTCCAGGTGACGAGGGGGTATTCCATACAAAAATATCAAAAAATCCTAACAGAAGTTGAACTGTTACCAGAATAATTTTCTATGCCTACAATAAATGTCCGGCCCCGCCATCGAAACTGTCCAGGTACTCACCAAGGAACTCCAGACCCAGTCCCTCAACTCTGTCGTCGCGGGTTTCTCCTTCGCGGCTGCCATCTCGTGGCTTGACCTTGTCCGCTGGGCGATCAACCAGATCGTCCGCGTCCAGAAGAACGGTGGTCTCCACTACGGTCTCACCGCCCTCTTCACGACCCTTCTGTCGGTCGTCGTGTACCTCGTGATCTCCCGCTTCTCCCCCTCTGTGAAGAAGCCCGTCGCCCCCGTGTACGCCATCACCCGCTAAGTTCTCTTACGAGTGATGAACAGGATGAATATACCCAAGAATGCGATGATAGAAATCAGTATGTACTGCTGATTCCATCTATACGGATCCTCTATTTCGGGGATGCTTATAGGCGGTGGTAAAACCCCAACATCTGAAGCTGTATGCTTCGAGATGGCTTTAAATTTTCCAGTGTTACACTCGATTCTAAATTTCAGTACATGTTCCTGATTTCTAAAATCGTAGGGGATGAGTCGACCTTGACTCATCGTGAAGAATGTGATATGTAGTTGTTTCAGACTCTTTTGTGATCCAGAAAAGAATGAATGTTCGATGGGGTCTTCAGATGATGTATAATTGACATAGTCGCCGTTCAAAAGAATCTGCCCGGTGAAGAACGGTTCGCGAATGTAGACATCTTTATTGAAGGTCTCGGATCCAGTTCCCAAACGTAACATCATGGCATTCGGACCTTCTAGATTGATGCTACCACCCGTAAAACTTTCGTTTTGTGCGATCGTTATGTTCTGAGGTGGTAATCCAAACACTTGATGAGGTGTCGTAAAATTAGACGTGATAAG